GGAAGAAGATAGTAATACATGGCAGCGCCAACCTGCGCAGCTCGGCCAATATAGAACAATTTACAATCGAGGAGAACCCGGCACTCTTTGACTTTTACGAGGAGATAAGCCAGAAGATCATCGAGAAATACAAGACGATAAAAAAACCCATAAGGGTGAAACCCCTGTGGGACGCAATAACCAGGAAGAAGTTTAACGATTAAAAACAAAACACCATGGCATCAGGATCAGAAAAATATGCAGGCACAGGAAGCCGCCTTAGATCAACAACAGCCGCAAGAGCCAGGAGGGCAACATACGTCCGCTGGACACCGGAATCAGGGATACCCTTTTAACAAATAACACCCAGGCATGGAAGTAATACAAAGCACGAAAATAAAGCTTTCGGAAATTGAAGTAAACAAGGGCCAGATACCCGGTCTCCCGGCGAACCCTCGGTTTATAATAGATGAAAAGTTTGAGAAGCTAAAGCAGTCCATACAGGAGAACCCCGACATGCTCCCGCTTCGTGAGCTTCTCGTTTACAGGCACGGCGCAAAGTACGTGATCATCGGGGGAAACATGCGATACAGGGCGATGAAGGAGCTCGGGTATAAGGAAACACCCTGTAAGATAATACCCAAGGAAACCTCCATCGAAGACCTGCGGGCATACACCCTCAAAGACAATTCAACCTTCGGAACATGGGATTTCGAGCAGTTGACAGTCTGGAACCCGGAAGAGCTCGACGCTTGGGATTTAGAACTGCCAGACAGACCGCTCGACTTTGATGAATTAACGGATGACTTCGAACTTGATAACGACAAGGTAGATGACGACTTCACGATGTCGTTCTTCGTGCAAAAGGAGCAAGCCGAGTATATAGAGCAAACGCTTGAACGACAAATAAACCCCGACACCTCCGAGGCACTAATGAAAATCATACGAGAATGGACGCAAAAGCAGTAAATACAACACTCATACCTGTTTCGGATTTAAGACCGAACATGGGGCAAATCGAGGGGCTCCCAGCTAACCCTCGATTTATACGAAATGACCGCTTCGACAAACTGGTGGAATCGATACGAGATAACCCGGAGATGATGAGCCTCCGTGAGATAATAGCCGTTGAATACAAGGGGCAAAAGGTTGTCGTTTGCGGGAATATGAGACTCCGGGCATTGCGCAAGTTAGGAGAGAAGGAGGCACCCGTGAAGCTACTGACAGAGGAAACGCCGGTAAAGTTTTTAAGGGCTCTCACCATTTTAGATAATAACCATTTCGGTAATTGGGATTTCGACGAGCTGGCCAACAGCTGGGAGGTAGACCTGATTTCTGCCGCCGGTATAGACATGCCGGACTTCGATACACCCGACATCGAAGGAGAAGAGGAGGAGGACGATCGCTTCACGAAGATAAGATTCAAGTTAACAGAGGAGCAGGCGGGGGAGGTGAAAACGGCGATCTCTCTCATGCGGAAGCTGAAACGCAAGGAGGTGGGCAAGATAATGGATAACAGCAACAGGAACGGCAACGCACTTTATTTAATATGCAAAGAATGGAACAACGAGTAAAAGACATCGAGATAAGAGTAATACCCTCCAAGGTGGCAAACGCCTTCATTAAGCGGACACACTACTCCGGGAAGGTGGTTAACAATAGTAGCCTGCATTTCGGTTGTTTCCTCGACAAGCAATTGCACGGAGTTTTACAATACGGCTCGAGCATAGACAAACGAAAGATGATGGTGCTTGTGGAAGGCACGCAATGGAATAATTTCCTCGAACTAAACAGAATGGCATTCGACGAGTACTTGCCCCGCAATAGCGAGAGCTACTGCATTGCCACCACGCTCCGGCTCATAAAAAAGCAAGCCCCGCAGGTGAAATGGGTTATCTCATTTGCCGATGGCTGCAGTTGCGGAGATGGCACTATTTACCGAGCCTCGAACTTTGTCCTCACCGGGATAGCCGAGAACAGCGGAATCATGCAACTGCCCAGCGGGGAGAAGATACACCAGCTGACACTAACCTCCAACCCCACACGACCACGCCCGGAACTCGACGGGCTATCACTGATGGACTTGGGTAATTCTGTAAAACGATACAGGGAGAAAACCAATGCCGTACTCCTGAAAGGCTACCAGTACAGGTATATCTACTTTATAGACAAAAGCTGGCGCAAACGGTTAACCGTGCCGGAGATACCCTTCTCGAAAATAGACGAGATAGACGGAGGCATGTACAGGGGTGAGAAAATAAGTATAGCTGAAAGGAAGAAGAGCGGTGAGGTCGATTTGAACGCCAACTTTAATCTGGAAGATTAACGCTTTGCCAATTAAGCTATCACCGCAGAGGTTGGTAAGGCAAATGTACGTATTATTTTAATACGCTCAAAGAAAAACGACAAAATAAACGAGCAGCGAGAAAATAACACTTAAGCAGCGAGAAAATGGCAAACGAACAGAATATAATCCCCCACCAGTTTAAGCCCGGCCAATCAGGCAACCCGAGGGGGCAATCAGCCAAAGCCCGGCAGAAAAAGAGGGAGAAAGACGAAATCGAGAGGCATTTGACAAAGCTATTCGGTACCCGGAGAGCGAGGCAACTAATAAAAGACCCGCTAAACGCGCCAATGATAGACACCATGGCGCAACGGGCAACAATATCGGAATTACAACAGATAGCCAAAGACCCGACATCGACGGCATACGAGGTGACCATCGCCATGAGCATAATAAACGACGCGAAAAACGGGAAAACAACAACGATCGACAAAATAGCCGAGCGCCTCCATGGTAAGCCCACACAGCGCATGGAGATAACAGGAAGGGACGGCGCCGACTTCATGCCGGCACGGGTGCTGACAAAAAAAGAAGCCAAGGAGCTACTCGACGGTTTGGAAGAAGAATATTAAAAGATAATAATGCAGAATGAAATACGCGATATTGATATTAAAAAAACGTGGGTACTTTCGAGTACCCTCAACTTTACGCGCTATTTTTTCAAACAGCGATACAAGCGGAAGTTTGTAATCGGTGATCACCACCGCATGATTGCAGAGAAGCTGGACCAGGTGCTGGCCGGCAAAATAACCAAGCTGATCATCAACGTAGCGCCTCGATACAGTAAAACAGAAATGGCAGTAAAAAACTTCATAGCCATGGGGATGGGGCTCAACCCGAGGGCCCGATTCATCCATTTGAGTTATTCTGACGACCTCGCACTCGACAACAGCAAGGCCGTACAGGATATACTGGCCGAACCCGCATACCAGCAGCTGTTCGCCACCCGGGCCATAACCAGGAACGCCAAGCGATGGGAGACAAACGCCGGCGGTGGACTATACGCCGTCAGCAGCTCCGGTCAGGTTACAGGATTTGGAGCAGGGATTGTGGATGATGAAGATGAAACCGAATTGAGCGACGAAGTGGGAGAATTAGACAAAGCAATCGACGCATCGGAAAGCTTCGGAGGAGCCATCATAATAGACGACCCCATCAAGCCAGACGACGCCCTCTCCCCCACCATCCGGGAGAAGGTAAACAGGAAGTTTGAGACCACCATACGCAACAGGGTTAACAGCCGAAAAACGCCGATCATCATAATCATGCAACGCCTCAATGAGGAGGACCTCACCGGATACCTTAAGAAGCTGGAACCGGAAGAGTGGGAGATATTATCCATCCCCTGCATACAGATAGACCAGGAGACCGGAGAGGAGCGGGCACTTTGGCCATTCAAGCACACCCTCGAGGAGCTCCACCAGATACGCGATAACAACAGCTGGGTGTTTGACACGCAGTACATGCAGAACCCGAGGCCTATGGAGGGGCTCATGTATGAAAGCGGATTCAAAGAGTACGAAGCTCTCCCGCATACCCGACTGCGGAAGGTTAAGAACTACACCGACACCGCCGACACCGGAGCCGATTATTTGTGCTCCATTACATATTTGGAAACAGAGATAGGAAATTATGTACTGGATATTTTATACACAAAAAAGCCGATGGAATACACGGAGCCAAAAACAGCCGAGATGCTATGCCGGCACCAGGTAGAGGAGGCGATCATTGAGAGCAACAACGGAGGCCGATCATTCGCGCGAGCCGTAGAGCAGCAATGCCGCATCATGCACAACAACAAGACGCGCTTCAAGTGGTTTCACCAGACCAACAACAAACAAGCGCGCATTTTTTCACAATCAGCGGCAGCGCAGAACCTGACATACTTCCCGAAGGGATGGAAACAGCTGTTCCCGCAATTTGCCAACGACCTACTCAACTACAAAAAAATAGGGACCAACCCACATGACGACGCACCGGACGCACTCACCGGCACCATAGAGCACAGACCAAGCGAGCGCAAAGTACGGGCGGCAGATTACTTTTAAATAACCCACCAGCAACAAACACTAACACAATGAAAGAGATTAAAGAATTACTCGCCAACCAGGACCACAGCGCCGCGATAAAAATACTCAAAAGCGGGCGGAAGAACGCCACCCCGGAGGTGGAAACCTACCAGGCGCAGCTCGACCCATTACAGCACGAAGTATTTAACAGAGCAACGCGCCCAGATAAATGGGTAAAGGTAGACATTGCCGAAGCTACCGACAGCGAAGGCAATACCCTCACCGTAACCGTCGGAGACGGAGAAGGGCGCACCAGCATGAAGAAAGAGCCGGTCGCACGCGTAGCCCTGGCCATTCAGAAACTGATCGTAAAGAGAGCCGTCGCTTTCACATTCGGGAACCCAATAACGCTGAACGCAGAGCCGGAGGAAAACAGCAGCGAGGAGGACGTCCTCGACGCAGTAAAGCGGGTGCTCTTTGATACGAAAAGCCGAACACTTAACAGGAAAATCGCCAGGGAGATATTCACCACCACCGAGGCAGCAGAACTCTGGCACGTAGTAGAGAAGCCCCACAGCAATTATGGCTTCAAATCAAAGTACAAACTGCGATCTACCATCCTCTCCCCAGCTAAGGGAGACAGACTGTTCCCATATTTCGACGACACCGACGACATGGTGGCCTTCTCTCGGGAGTACGAAACAGAGGACCGGACTGGGCGCAAAACAAAGTATTTCGAGACATACACAGCGGAGAAATTATACAAGTGGGTGCACCAGCCAGGAGAAGAATGGCAGGAAGCCGATGGATACCCGCGCGAGAACTTCATCGGGAAGATACCCATTGTTTATGGGCAGCAGCCCGAAATCGAGTGGGCGGACGTCCAAGGCCTGATCGAGCGCCTGGAGAAGCTACTCTCCAACTTCGCAGACACTAACGATTACCACGCCAGCCCGAAGATATTCACCACCGGAACCATCCTCGGATGGGCCAAGAAGGGAGAGAGCGGAGCCGTGATCGAGGGAGACGAAGGAGCAACAGCGCAGTATCTCTCATGGGCACAGGCCCCGGAGGCAGTAAAGCTCGAGATCGAGACCCTCCTGCGCATGATCTACACCATCACACAGACACCCGACATTAGCTTTGACAGCGTTAAGGGAATAGGCGCCGTTTCCGGCGTAGCATTGAAGCTGCTATTTATGGACGCCCACCTCAAGGTCCAGGATAAAATGGAGATATTCGACGACTACCTCCAGCGCCGCCTGTCCATAATACAGGCCTTCCTGGCCAAAATGAACGCGAAGGATTCAGCCTTTGCCGCAGCCTGCGAAAGCCTCACCATTGAGCCGGAGATCGTACCGTTCATGATCGACGACGAACAGGCCCAGGTCAACCTTTTGATGAGCGCCACAGGGCAGAAGGCGATCGTCAGCCGCAAGACAGCAGTACAGCAGCTGGGATGGGTGAACGATACCGAAGCCGAACTCGAACAGATAGAGGCAGAGGAGAACCCGAGCCTGTACAGCGACATCATGGAGCCAACGCTTTAACCAGAACCATCGCAATGGGCATAAAAGGGAAGTTTGATATTAACGCCATCTTCAAGGACCTCGAAGCACGCCTCCGCCCGCTGATCATCGAAGCAGTAACGGAGGCCTTCGGGATGGCCTGCCTCGAGGTAGTAGAGCAAGCCAAAAGCCTCGACACCTACCAGGACCAGACCAACCAGCTGCGCAGCTCCATCGGATACCAGATATATAACCAAGGCGTCCTGGTCACCGAATACTTCCAGGCGAGCGGAAAAGGAGACGGAAGCGGATCGGCCCAGGGAGTGGCACGCGGCAAAGCGGTCGCAGCGGAAGCAGCGAGACAATACCCGGACGACGTCGTCGGAGTAATTGTCGCCGGAGCGCATTATGCCCTGTACGTCGAATCCAAGGGATACGACGTTATCAGCGGCCCCGCAAGCCAGCTAAAAGAGATCACAAGTAAATACCTGCGCCTCGCTGCAGAAGGATTAACAGAGGGAGGAAATGGCTGAAAACAACACCAAGCGAGACCGCCTGCTCATTGAGCTCACCAGCATAGAGAGACGCCTGCGGAAGCTATACGGCGACACATACCGGGCCGCCGTTGAGATAAAAGCTGTACGCAAAGCAATAGAGGAAGGCCAGGAATTCACATGGGACGGAAACCCAGCAGCAGCCAAGCAGCTGCAGAGCCTCCTCGACACCATGGGCCAGCAGACTAACGCCTACCTGCGCAACGCAACCAGCAAGGCCTGGACCGAAGGTGAGGAGGGAGTGCACAACACCCTGGCCGCAGTATTCGCAACAACAAAAAAGAGCGAGGAGGAGATCGAAAGAATCACCGAGAAAGCCCGGGAGGACATGCGCAAGAGAGGAGCCTCCGGCCACAACTACTTCAATGAGAAGCGAGGAGGGCTCACCATATCGGACCGCGTCTGGAACATTTCAGACACCGCGCGAAACGAGATCGAGACCATCATCCAGAACGGAATCCTCGAAGGGAAGAACCCGGACCAGATCGCAAAAAGCGTACAGCCATACCTGCGAGAGCCGCACAAGCTGTTCAGACGAGTGCGCAATAAAGAGACCGGAGAGCTGGAGCTCTCCCAGGCAGCTAAGAAGTACAAACCGGGCCGCGGAGTGTACCGCAGCGCATACAAGAACGCCATGCGCCTGGCCCGGACGGAAGTAACAGCAGCATATCGCCGGGCCGAGTGGGAGACATACCAGAACAACCCGCTCATTACGGGATTCCGGATTGAGCTATCCAACAACCACACCACCCTGGTGAAAGGCGTACCGGTGCCATTTCACGACATCTGCGACGAGATGGTCGGCGTCTACCCGAAAACATTCCTCTGGACCGGCTGGCACCCGCAATGCCGCTGCCGCATGATCCCAGTATTTATCAGCAAGGCGGACTTCAAAGACCGCATGAAGGCTCTCGCCGCCGGCAAACTGAAAGACTGGAAGCCAAAGAGCACCACCACAGACATGCCGGAGAACTTTAAAAAGTGGATACAGGACAACAGCGACCGAATCGCTGCAGCCAGGGCCCTCCCATACTGGATGCAGAACAACCAGGGGACCATCAACAGCATACTCAACATAACGCCAGCAACAGGAGCAGCAGCAGCGAAGCCGTTTGTTTTGAACAGGAAAAAAGTAACAGAGCTGAAAAATAAAGGATGGAGAGTCAACTTCGGAGACGATACTGAAAGTATGACAGAGAAAGAAATGGGCGAGCTATACAAGAAAATAATGGGTGAATTTGACCTGCAGGAATATGGGAATGAGATTGAAGATGCGCTCAATAAACAAGGCATAAAGATAACAGACAAAGAGTTTTCAATATGGCGCCAGACTGGGACTGCCCAAATAATTCAGAGCAGTAGCGATGGAAAGACAGTCATACGTCGCGGCATTCATTACCGTCCGAGTATAGGCGAAAGGAGTGTTACTCACCAGACACTTAAAATAAAAGAAGAACTGCAGGGAAAAGGACTATCAAGGGAACTCCTAAAAGTAATGTACAAACAGTATAAAAAAGCGGGAGTAAAAGAG